AACTCCTTAGTCACATGGGCTTCAAATAATTTAGCTGAAAATGAAATCAATGCCTTTGACAACTTAGTTGGTACAGGCAATGCTGATGCTATTCAATTAGCAGTCACAGCTATTAAGTCTAAATATGATAATGCAAACGGATACGAAGGAAGAATGTTAACAGGAAAAGCTGCTGAAACTAGAGGTGATGTCTATAAAAGTCAAGCACAATTAGTTAAAGCAATGAGCGATCCTAGATATGATAACGATCCAGCATACAGACAAGATGTAATAGCAAAACTAGAACGTTCAGATGTTGACTTCTAATGAAAACTAAAGACTTAGACACACTACTCGAAAACGAATACCCTTACGAACCACCAGTACGAATTATTCCTATGTCACACCACAACACAAATCCTTTTATGACACATGAAGCGGAACGCTTTAACGGCTGGGCAGCAATGCTTGGCTTTGTTGCTGCTGTCGGTGCTTATGTCACCACAGGTCAGATCATACCCGGCATCTTCTAAATGGAAGATGAGTTGCTTTGATTTTCTCGAAGCAAGATACAAAGTGATACTCGATGAGAATCTACCTCTTAAGAATAAGATGGACCTCATCGAATTTTTCCTCTCCAAAGTGGACGAGGAATGTTCAAACATTCATTTAAATTAATCACATGGCTGCAATCTCAGTAACAAGAGACACTACAACCAATTGGGAAAAGTTTTGTGACTGGGTAACAAGTACAGACAACCGCATATATGTTGGTTGGTTTGGTGTGCTAATGATACCTTGCTTACTAGCTGCCACCACATGTTTTATACTCGCCTTTATCGCTGCTCCTCCAGTGGATATCGATGGCATACGTGAACCAGTTTCAGGTTCCTTAATCTACGGAAACAACATAATATCAGGAGCTGTCGTCCCCTCCTCAAATGCAATCGGACTACATTTCTATCCTATCTGGGAAGCTGCCACGCTAGACGAGTGGTTATACAATGGTGGACCATATCAGTTGATAGTATTCCACTTTCTCATTGGAGTGGCTGCGTATGCAGGGAGACAATGGGAACTATCTTACCGACTAGGTATGAGACCTTGGATCTTTGTAGCTTATACAGCTCCATTGTCAGCAGCTCTAGCGGTTTTTCTCGTTTACCCTTTCGGACAAGGGAGTTTTAGTGATGGTATGCCTCTTGGTATTTCTGGTACTTTTAACTTCATGTTCGTATTTCAAGCAGAACACAATATCCTTATGCATCCGTTCCACATGCTCGGTGTTGCTGGGGTATTCGGTGGATCTCTTTTCTCTGCTATGCATGGAAGTCTTGTTACTTCTTCAATCATTAAAGAGACAACAGAAGATATGTCACAGAACTATGGTTATAAATTTGGTCAAGACGAGGAGACATATAACATCGTTGCAGCTCACGGCTATTTCGGTAGACTAATTTTCCAATATGCGTCTTTCAATAACTCTCGTTCTCTTCATTTCTTTCTTGCTACTTGGCCGGTTGTTGGCATATGGCTGACATCTATGGGCGTATGTACTATGGCGTTTAACCTTAATGGTTTTAACTTTAACCAATCAATAGTTGATACTAATGGAAAAGTTATTCCTACTTGGGCTGACGTTGTAAACAGACAGAACTTAGGTATGGAAGTAATGCACGAACGTAACGCTCACAACTTCCCACTTGATTTGGCTTCAACTCAATCAACAAAAGTTGCATTAACAGCTCCACAAATTGGCTAAAAATTTTTGTTTATACCTAACCTTAATCACTAACTTATTTATATGCTCTGGCGTTATCCGCCATTGGAATAGTATGAAAACAAAAGACCCAGAAATTCTAGAACTACAGAAACAAGTAGATAAATTACTAGAGGAATATAGACAAGAAGAATATAAAAGAAAAGATGAGCCAGTAGGCGAGTCTTCATACTAACCACGACTTCCGTTCATCCTGTTTAGGACGCATGAAACCAAAGCATGGAACGGGGCTTTGGTAAATGGAGATAGCTATGCAAGTTACCTACGTTTATCGTGGCGTTGCTTACACAAAATTTGTGAAGTAACAACAAAGAAAGGGAGCACCTCAGAGTCGGACTCCCTTTCACTTTGGCTCTTAGCCCTCCAAGGAGGATACCTATCAGCTGTCTAGACGGTGGGACAGACCACAATATCAACGAGTCTAACTGAGACTCACACTTTTTCACATGTGAAGACGATCAAATATACATTTAATTTTTAACTTAAAATGGCTAATGCTAATCAAGTTGCTTTAGGTAGAGCTAATCTATCGACAGGTACTGGTTACGATGGTGCTACCGATAAGTACGCCCTGTATTTAAAGCTGTTCTCTGGAGAAATGTTCAAAGGCTTCCAGCATGAAACAATTGCTAGAGATCTTGTAACTAAGAGAACACTTAAGAACGGCAAATCATTGCAGTTCATCTACACAGGTCGCATGACTTCGGATTTCCATACTCCCGGAACTCCTATCTTAGGCAACAGTGACAAGGCTCCTCCAGTAGCTGAAAAGACCATCAACATGGATGATCTACTAATCAGCTCTGCATTCGTTTATGACCTAGACGAGACACTTGCTCACTACGAATTGCGTGGAGAAATATCTAAGAAGATTGGATATGCTCTCGCTGAAAAATATGACAGACTAATCTTCCGTGCTATCACACGTGGAGCTAGATCTGCATCTCCAGTTTCTGCAACAAGTTTTGTAGAACCCGGCGGAACACAAATCAGAGTTGGTTCAACAACTAATGACTCTGATGCTTATAGCTCCTCAAACCTAGTAGCAGCATTCTATGATGCAGCCGCTGCTATGGATGAGAAAGGAGTTAGTTCTCAAGGAAGATGTGCTGTTCTTAACCCAAGACAATACTATGAACTAATACAAGCTGTTGGTTCTAATGGTCTAGTTAACAGAGACGTTCAAGGTACTGCTTTACAAGGTGGTTCTGGCGTTATTGAAATAGCTGGAATCATGATCTACAAGTCAATGAATATTCCTTTCCTTGGCAAGTATGGTGTTGCTTATGGCGGAACAACAGGTCAGGTTTCTCCCGGAAATCTTGGTTCATTTATTGGACCTACACCTGAGAACGCTTCTGGTGCTTCTACTGGAATCAACAACGACTATGGTACTAACACTGAGTTAGGCGCTAAGTCATGTGGTTTGATTTTCCAAAAAGAAGCTGCTGGTGTTGTCGAAGCAATTGGACCACAAGTACAAGTAACAAACGGAGACGTTTCTGTAATCTACCAAGGTGATGTGATCTTAGGTCGCATGGCAATGGGTGCTGATTACCTAAACCCAGCTGCTGCTGTTGAATTGTACGTTGGAACATCTGCTCCTTCTGCATTCTAAATTTATACATTTATACGGGACCTTCGGGTCCCTTTTTTTTTATCTATGGCTACTACAACAATTGAACCCGATACCGAACTATCCGCAGTTAACTCAATCTTGGGTAGCATAGGTCAAGCACCTCTTACTACTCTTAACTACAACAACCCTGAAACAGCGTTTGTTTATAACTTATTAGTTGAAGCTAATAAAGATATACAGAATGAAGGATGGCATTTTAATACTGAAGAACATATTTTAGTAACACCAGATAGTGCGACTAAATTTATTGATGTCCCTACTAACTATTTGCGTTACGACTTACATAACAAACACGTAGATAAGTCTAGAGATTTAGTAAGAAGAAATGGAAGACTATATGATCTAGTAAATCATACTGATCAATTTGAAGAAGATCTTTATTTAGATGTAGTTACGCTATATCAATTTACAGATGTACCTCCTGTATTTCAAAGGTACATAATTTCTAAAGCTGCTACACGAGCAGCAACACAGCTCTTATCTAATAGAGATTTAACTGGACTATTAAAAGTCCAAGAAGATATGGCAAGAGCAAACGTAATCGAATACGAATGTCAACAGGGAGATCACAGCTTTATGGGTTGGCCGCATGAGACTTCTTACAGACCTTATCAACCTTATAACGTACTTAATAGAAGATAATGACAAGTGTTACTCAGACAATTCCAACATTAACTGGTGGTTTGTCGCAACAACCAGACGAATTAAAAATTCCGGGACAGGTTAATATAGCTACAAATGTAATACCTGACGTAACACATGGCTTGTTAAAACGTCCCGGTGGTAAGTTAGTAAAATCATTAAGTGATGATTCAACAGCTGCTAAAAATTCAGTAGAAAACGGTAAATGGTTTTCATATTATCGTGATGAAACAGAAAGTTATATAGGACAAGTCAGCAGAACTGGCGATATAAATATGTGGGATTGTTCTAATGGCAATCCAGTTGATGTTAATTTTACACCTTCAGTTGCCAGTGCATTAGCTACATATCTAACTCACAGCAATGACGAAGATATTCAAACACTTACCCTTAACGATTACACCTTTATAACTAACAGAACTAAAACTGTAGCAATGTCATCTACTGTTGAGCCTGTTAGACCTCCTGAAGTTTTTATTGATTTAAGAGCAACAGCTTATGCAAGACAGTATGCAGTTAATTTATATGATGATTTAACTACTACCACATTACGTACAGCCACAAGAATTAGTGTTCAATTAGTTAAGTCAAGTAATAATTATTGCAATGTTAACGGTATACTTCGCAGTAGAGCAAACAGAATAAGTGACAATACTAGATGTGATGAGGATTCTGGAGATGGTAGAGATGCATATGCACCAAACGTAGGAACTAGAATATTTGATGTTGATGATGGTGCAAGTCTTACAGATGAAGCCTTATCTGGTAATCATACATACACAATTGATGTAAGAAACTCTAGTAATACCTCAGTTAATAGAGGTAAAAACCTTTATTTCCGTATAAGAACTACTGGACAATCCGTTCCATTTACAACTGGTACTGGAGAAAACCAAGAAACTACATATCAAGCTAGATACACTACTACCTTTGATCTTTTATATGGTGGTGAACAGTGGAAACAAGGAGATTACTTTTATGTATGGATGGCTGATGCCTACTACAAAGTTGTTATTGAAGCAATTAGTGAAACAAAAATACAATCAAATTTAGGTTTAGTTAGACCTAATCCAACACCATTTGATACTGAAACAACTGTTACTGCTGCAAGTATTTTAGGTGATATAAGAAATGGAATACTGGGTACAAACTATGATGGTGTAAATAGTCTTTATCAATTTAGAGATGACTCTGCTAACGGATATGAAGTTAAACAAATTGGTAATGGTTTATATGTAACAAGACCTACAGCTCAAGGTGCATTCAACATTACAGCTGCTTCTAGTGACCTAATAAAAGTTATGTCATCTGAAGTAAAAAATGTAGATGATTTACCAGATCAATGTAGACATGGTTATGTTGTTAAAGTTGCTAATAGTGCAGCTGATGAAGATGATTATTATGTAAAATTCTTTGGCAATAATGACAGAGATGGTGATGGAGTATGGGAAGAATGTGCAAAACCCGGAGAGAATATTGAGTTTGATAAAAGCACTATGCCTATACAAATGGTAAGAGAAGCTAATGGTACTTTTACTGTGTCACAAGTAACTTGGGCTAATGCAGAAGTAGGAACAACAGTTGTTGGAGGTACAAACCCTAGACCATCATTTGTAGGTAAAACAGTTAATCAATTAGTTTTCTTTAGAAATAGATTAGTTATGTTAAGTGATGAAAATGTCATCATGTCACGTCCGGGAGACTTCTTTAATTTCTGGTCTAAAACTGCTACAACATTTACACCTCAAGACGTTATAGATCTTTCTTGTAGTTCGACTTACCCTGCAATTGTTTATGACGGCATACAGATTAACGCGGGATTATTATTGTTCACTAAAAATCAACAATTCATGTTGACTACTGATAGTGATATTTTAAGTCCAGAAACCGCCAAGATTAATGCAGTATCAGCTTATAACTTTAATGAAAAAACTAACCCTGTTTCGTTGGGTACTACTGTTGCATTCCTAGATAATGCAAATAAGTTTACTAGATTTTTTGAGATGTCTAATGTACTTAGACAAGGAGAACCAGATATTGTTGATCAAAGCAAAGTTATATCTAAATTATTAAACAAGGATATAAATATAATTGCTGAGTCAAGAGAAAACTCAGTTATTTTCTTTACTCAAAAAGGTACTAAAACTATATATGGGTTTAGATATTTTGCATCTGGTGAAAGAAGATTGCTACAAGCATGGTTTACATGGGAGGTTGTTGGAGATATTCAATATCTTTGTATGTTAGATGATGCTTTATATGTAGTTACTAGAGGGACTGGAAACAAAGATCAAATGGTCAAGTACTCTCTAAAATTAGATGATACTGGCTTCTTTGTAACTGATACCCAAGAGACTACAGATACAGATGACGATGTTATTTATAAAGTACATCTGGATCATATGTCTCAAGTATCTGGAGCAACTTACAGCTCAATTACTAACAAATCAACTTTAGCTAAACCTAATGGCTATCTTTATGACACTACTCAATTAGTTGCTTATGATACTAATGATGGAGTTAATTTAGGTAGATATAGTTTAATAACTGTTAATGGTAATAATTTAGAAATTAATGGTGATTGGTCAAGTAATAATTTTGTTATAGGTTACTTATATGAAATGGATGTACAAATTCCAACTCTTTATGTAACTAGAGCTGAAGGTACAAAGTATCGTTCTGATGCTAAATCTTCTTTAATTATTCATAGAGTTAAATTTAGCTTTGGACCACTAGGAGTATATTCAACAACTATTAATAGAGTTGGTAAACCTGACTATACAGAAACAACTGAACTAGCTTTAGCTGGTGTGGTTTCTGCAAGTAGATTACCGATAGTAAATGAAGTTATAGAAACAGTACCTTGTTATGAAAGAAATACGAATTTAACATTAAACATTAAATCATCTCACCCATCACCAGCCACACTGTATTCGTTGTCATGGGAAGGAGACTTTACAAATAGATTTTATAGACGTGTCTAATTACATTCACCCAATAACGATGGAAGCTGCACTTGGTGTGGCTTCTAATCTTTTACCAGATGACCGTAGAGAAGTAGAAGAGGGTCATGGACATGATCCTGTTGTGGCAATACCAGCATGCACCGAGATAGGTGACAGCGTGTATTTCACAGTTCCGAACGGAGATTTAGCCGGAGTAGCCGGCGTACAAGAAGATGGCAGAATCTGGATGCTATGTACACCAGCTATTCATAAATACCCACTAACTTTTGCTAGAGAAGCAAAAAGATATGTGGAAAGTAGACAAGAGAAGTTGCTCTGGAACATCGTTGATAAACGAAACAGAGTTCATATAAAACTACTCAGATTCCTAGGGTTCAAATTTTTGAGGGAATTAAAACACGGACCTAATCAATTACCTTTTATGGAGTTTTGCCGTGTGTTTAGGGGCAAGTGCGAGAGCAGCTAATGCCAATGCTCGCAGAAGATATGCTTATGAAAACGAGCGTAGAGAGCGTAACTGGATGCAAACGATATCCATTTATAATGCTCAAAAAAATCAGTACGAAATAGATGTAGACAATGCTGGATTAGCTCAAGCCTATGCTTCCACTAATCAACAGTTAGAGCAAAATAAAGCCAGAGATGCTGCACAAATAAAGTATCAAGAGTTATACAGAGATATGGTTGAGAACAGTGACTACGGGAAGATTATGGCTTCTGGTCAAACTGGTCAATCAATCAGAAGAATGAAAACAATTGAGCTTGCTAAGTATGGAAGAGATACTTCTGAAATAGCTAGACAAGTTTTATTAAACGATACAGAACTTGCCAAAGCCAAATCAATGGAAGTTTCTAAATTTAAAGCATATAAAGATCAAGCATTTGCAAAGGTTGCATTTCAACCTATACCAGATGTTGCACCACCTCAACCAGTTATGCAAAACGTTGGAGCAGCTATGTTTATGGATGCGTTATCCATAGGGTCGAAAGTTGCTGGTATCTATTCAGGATTTACAACCCCATGACAAACAGTTTTTTTAATTTTACAGAAGCTGCGGACTTTGCTTCGCAACTACAAGATTCTTATGACCAAATAAATAGAGGTTATGACAGGCGTGAACAACTCGAACAAGAAAATGATAGAACACGTGAAATAAATGCAGCAATGCCTATGAAAATGATTGAGTCTTTAGCAGACTTTTCAATCACAGTTAAGAAGGCATCTGACAAGATGAAAGAAAATAGATATAAAAAGTTAGAAAGACAAAAATATACTTTAGATAATCCAATTGAAGATCAAAAATATACTGATGCTGCTAAATATTTGTTTGATGGAGCTGCTGGATATAACAACGCTTTTGATACTGCAATTGAAAAAAAAGATGTTGTTGCTATAGATACATTAAAAAATTCTCCTTTTGCTTCATTAAATGACAAGATGCGTTTAATGCAAGGAATGATGAATGGAGTAGCTAATCAATGGTACACAAAAGGATGGGATGAAGTTTATAAAGCATCTACTGATCCATATAAACAGCAAAACGTTATAAAACAATTTAGAGAATCTATTGAAGATCCACTAATAGCAACTGAAAACAAACGTTTAGTTAAAAATACTGTTGGAAGAAAAATTGATAATTTCTTAACATCAATTACGACTAAAGGTCAAACAGATTTAGCTAATAAAGCTAAAGCAGAAAAAGAATCAATTAAAAATGACAAACTTCTTCAAGCACTTGATGAGTCAAATACACTTTATACGATAGATAATTATAGGAAAGATTATGCTTATGAATTTGATAATGGAATGGGAGGTGTATCACATGATGTAGTTAAACGAGCTTTTGCTGTTTCCAAAGTTTCTCCTGATGTAAGTACTGATCAAGTAAAGCAACTAATGAAGATGGATGCTGGAGGTAGACCGTATGAGGAAAGATTTCCTGTTATAGCGGGGGAGATGCATAAGGACATATTGAAATATGAAAAAGAACAAGCAACTGCTGATAGAACTAAAAAAGATCAACTCTATGACACACAAAACGAAGCTGCTTTAACTTATGCACGTGAACAATTAGCTGAAGGTACAGATGTAGAAGTCATTAAAAGAAATCTATTAGAAGTCCAAGGTAACAACAGACTTGCTTTTGCTAAAGAAAACACAGATATAGAAACTTTTATAGATGGTTTAGATCAATCGTTCGATTCTTACATTGCTGATAATGCAGCGTTTGAAGCTCAATATATGAAAGGTCAATTAACTGTAGAAGAAGTAGAAGGATCTAGTTTTGAACTACAAAAGAAATGGTTAAGTAGAGCACAGGCTCAAGCTAAAGCACGTGAAGATAAAAACTATAAAGATTCAAGAAGTGCAGTAGAGCAAATTGTTAAAGGCAAAAGTGAACTTTGGAAGACAAGCAGTCGGGGTTCTTTAATGCCACATGTAAACGCGGTACGAGGAAAGTTAGTTGAAAAGTTTGAAGAAGAATTTACTAGATTAACTGAAGCTGGTGATCCTAATGCTGCTGTTAATGCTGCTATTAATGTTGAAACCTATTGGACTAATAATGGTGGTGGAGAACCAGCACAAGGAGAGCAAGATGGACGTTTGTTTGTTACTAACACTGAAGGCATATATGAAAATTATATGAACTCAATTGCTCCATCTACTACTAGAAAAAATGCAGAGACTAAGTTAACTATGGATCTTTACAGTACAGCTGTAAAACTTGAAATGGCTGATAATAATATCCAACAAGCTTTAGATACACCTAATGTATTTTTAAGTGAAGCTGAAGTAATGCAAGAAATAACACGTCTTGCATCTAGAGAAGGATATAGTCCAAAACTAAAAGCTATGGCTTCTTTGTATGGTAAACCTGAAGCCGTTGGTGGTGTTAGAGGAATACTAGAAAGACAAGCTGCTGTATATGGAATACCAAAAGAAAATATACCTGAAGAATTGCAATCAATAACTGAAATATATAGTCAAGGTGATCCATTTATAAATTGCCTTATAAGAGAAAAGGGTTTTGAAGGTTTATCTACTAATCAATTGCTAAGGCAATGTGCGTTTATATCTGAACAAGGTACAGATGATGAAGAATTAGAGATACCTAAAAGAGCTGCTTTTCAATAAACATTACTAATTACTATCATGCCAATTGATTCCCAAGGGGATCTTGAGAATGGTGAAGAGCTTACAAATGAAGATCTTATTAATATTAAAGATCAACTTCTAGAAGCAACTACTGCTCAACAAGAGGTACAAGCAACTGAGGATGCAGCTACGGCTGTTGAACAACCTGAAACTCAAGGTACTCTTAACACTCAAGAAAGACGAGATGCACGCAAAGGTGATGCATCACAAACAAAAGATTTATTTACAGTAGATAATCCAGAAGGAACTTTACTTGGTGCTAATGCTAGTACCAAATTTGCTAGAGACTTTTATGACGTAACTTCAGCTCCAGCTCAAGGTGTCGTTGACACAATGACTGATGCATGGAATTTCGGTACAAGTGCTCTGCCTTATGGAAATAAATTAAACATTGAAAAACCTAAGAAGTATGAAAGCGATGTAGCAAATGCTGTAAGAAACATATCTGGACTTGTTATTCCAAGTTTAGGTCTTAGAGGAATGCTTATAAAAGGAGCTACTAAATTACATCTATCTGGTAAAACAGCTCCATGGTTACAGAAACTAGGCAACAGACAATCATTTGCATACTTTTCTAAATTTGGTGCTGATGTTGGTACTGGAGCAGCTGTTGATTTTGTGGCTGAACAAAACAAAGTAGATGATAATTTATTTGGTACTTTAAAAAAATACTGGCCGAGAACATATCAGTTTATTCCTGAAACATGGGCAACTAATGATGGCGACAGTCCTGACATTAAAAGACAAAAGAATGTCAATGAAGGAGCAATCCTTGGATTATTGTCTAGTGTTGTTGAAGGAGTAGCTTATATCACTAGAAGTGGTAAAAGTTTAGAAAACACTATTAAACTTACTTCTGAAAATTCACAACTACAAAAAAGATTAAATGGTTTAACTAAAGATGAATTTTCTGACGTTCAATTTGCAGAGAATCCAATCGAAGATACCATAATGCGTAATGCAGCTAGAAGAGAAAAAGAACTAGATAATTTAGGTGCATATCTAAAACGTACTAATCCAAACTCTAAAGATCCAATGCTTGGAGTTGATGATGTGTTTGACCCTAGCGAATCTGCTGTAAGAACAAAAGATGCTGACGGTATATTAGGAGCTGCTGTTGATGCTGCACGTATATCTAAAAACGTTGATACAACTTATGGACGTTTAGGTAGTGTTGTAACTGAAGCATCTCTTAAATATGGTTTAGAAGTAGATAATAGAACTCAAGAAGTTTTAATTAAATCATTAGTAGAAGAAATTAAAAACGGTGGAAGATATTCAGCTGAATTAGCATCTGGTAAAAGACTTACATTTGATGAAATAGATGAAGCTGGTAATCGTTTATCAGAAATAATATCTGATCCGAGGATGTCTCCCGGGGATATGAAAAAACTATTAGATGAGACTAAAAAAACTTTAGAAGATGGAGTAAACAAAGTAGTAGGTACTAAAGGATATAACGCTGTAGTTAAAACTATTAAAAAGTTAAGTGATGATCTTTTAGATTTAGATACAAAAAAAGCTAGAGCTTATTTAGCTACGTCACTAGCTGGTCAAGTATCTGATGTTGCTGAAGGTGTCAGACTTATGGATGACAACATGGTAATGGAAAGAGCTATAGATCAAATAGCTGACCGTTTGGAATATTTATTAGTTGAAAAAGGTTTACATGCATATGATGCTGGTTCTACTCTTGCATTTACTAACACTTGGAAAAAAGCAAGTAATACTAAGAATCCAAAAGTAATGAAAGCTGCTGGCGAAGCAATGCTTTCTGAACGTGAACAAACATTTCTTGATCTAATACCTAACGCTAAAAACTATGCACAAACTTTAAGAGATACAGCTAAAACTAATCCTGATTTCTTACGTCCTTTATTACTTGCTAATGAGTTAACTGACGGAGATATAAATTCAATGTACCAACTTAATAAGATGGTATCTGAAAAGTTAGGTGTATTTAAAAAAGCAATTATTGATGGTAATCCAGACGTAGCTCCAATTATAAACAGAGCTTGGTTTAGTAATGTTTATAACTCAACTCTATCTGCCTTTGCCACACCTATTAAAGCTTTACAAGGTAACTTAGGTGGTTTAACTGCTAGACCTATGGCGACTCTTATAGGTGCTGGATTAAGTGGAGATTGGTCAGAGATAAGAAAAGCTCATTACACATATTTTTCTATGGATGATACTTTAATTAATGCTACCAAGCATATGAGTAAAGTTTATAGAAAGGTAGCTACAGATCCTAGTAAAGTCTCTTATGTAATGAGAGAAGATATTGCTAATAAAGTAGCTGACGAATTAGAAGTACTACAACAGTATGCTAAAGCTGCTGAAGCTAAAGGCGAATACGGACCACAAGCTTTAGTTACTCTGTACGAAAACTTACAAGCTATGGGAGATGACCCTTGGCTTAGATTTGGTGCTAATAGTATGACTGCAATGGATGGATTTTCCAGATCAGTTGTTGCTAGTACTGAAGCTAAATCAAGAGCATTTAATCAACTTGTTAAAGATGGTAAGGATTTTTCTAAAAAGAATTTAGATGAGTTATCTGAAAAAATAAGAAAAGATATGTTTGATGATGAAGGCATGATTGATGATGCTGGAGTTAACTATCTCAATAGTGAAATAGCTCTTAACTTAGATAGCGATACAGTTAAAGGATTAAATGATCTAGTCAATAGATATCCTGTATTTAAACCGTTTTTATTATTTCCACGAACATCTGCAAACATTATTGATACCTTTGGAAAATATAGTCCAATGGGTATTCTTTCTAATGATTATAAAAAGATGTGGGGAACATTTGGTAATAAAAAGATTACTGATTTTGGTCCAGAAGAAATAAAAGAAATACTTGAATCTAGAGGACAAGTCTTTGATGAAACATACCTACAAAAGTTTAGAACGATAAGACATGAAGTTAAAGGTAAAGTTGCTATGGGTACTGTCTTTACAATGCTTGCAGTTAATGCAGCAATGGGAGATAGGATTCATGGAAATGGTCACTACAACAAAGCAAGGCAAAGAGTTAGAGATTCTTTAAATTGGAAAAAAAGAAGCTATAAGATTCCCGGGACTGAAACATGGGCTAGTGGAGATATCCTAGGTCCATTAGGTGACTGGATGTTTACTGTGGCTGACACTGTAGACAACTTTGACTTAATGAGTGAAAAAGGTATTGAAAATGCCTTACAGAAATTAGTTTATATATTTGCTTCTTCTATTACTTCTAGATCAGTTTTATCAAATCTTGAACCTATGAATGACATATTCCAAGGTAATGGATTTGCATTTAACAGATGGGCTGCAAGTTTTGGAAACAATGCAATGGGACCACTAGGTTCATGGCGTAATGAAATGGGTAGGGTTATTAATCCAGCCTTACGTCAAATGAAAGGTGGCATGCTAGAAGGCTGGAGAAATAGAAACGGTTGGCTAGATATGTTTGACCCACAAGGAGCACTACCTGAAAAGTTTGATCCTATTGATGGAACCAAAGTCGGTTATCCAGAAAGTATATGGATGAGATTTGCTAATACATATAGTCCTATTAAATTTTCTGAAAGTATTAGTCCTGAAAAACAATTTTTAGTAGATGTTGAGTATGACTTACTAACTAAAGTTAATAGAAGTATTGGTGGTGCTGAATTAGAAGAAAGAGAAAAATCTGCGATCTTTAGCAAGATGGGAGAGCTAGGAACTTATAAAAAAGAAATAGCAACAATAATGAAGGATGCTAATAAACTTGTTTATACAGGTTCTAAATATCCAGAATTAAATGGTATTAAAGGTTTTATAAATATTGTCAAAGCTGCTAGAAAGATGGGTTTATCTAGTGAAGATTTACCTACTGAAAAATTTAAAGGAGTATTTGACAGATTAGATAGAGCATTTAGTGATGCTAAAAGACAGGCAGAATTAAACCTAGATAAAGAAACATTAGCCAATATTAGACAACGTGAATATAACAAGCGTGTCAAAGAACATTATGTAAAAGAAGGAAATATAGATCAAACATTACAACAGACATTAATACCCACCCGATAATCCACTCACCACAACACAACTAAATAACAAATCGTTTGTAAAAACAAATGGCGACAACTGAACATTTTTATACAGGCAATGGTTCCACCACAACCTTTGCCTTTACATTTCCATATTTATCGAATGCGGATATTGAGGTAGAACTTGACAACGTATTAAAAACTGAAAACACAAGTGGTCAAACAAACAATGACTACACTGTTTCAAATACAAATATTGTCTTTAATAGTGCTCCGGGAAGTGGAGTAGCTATTCATATTTATAGAACAACTAACGTAGACTCAGCTCAAGCTCAATTTGCAGCTGGTTCATCAATACGTGCAGCTGACTTAAATAATAACCAAACTCAAGTATTGTACTCAGTTCAAGAAGCTAGTGCACAATTAATAAGACAATCAGATTTAAAAGATTCAATAGTTAACTCAGCTAAAATAGTTGATGGAACTATTGTCAATGCTGACGTTAACGCATCAGCAGCAATAGCCGGAACTAAGATCTCTCCAGATTTTGGTTCTCAGAATGTAGCTACAACTGGAACTGTAGATGGTAGAGATGTATCCGTAGATGGTACTAAACTCGACACTATAGAAACTAATGCTAAAGATGATCAGACAGCAGCAGAAATAAGAACTCTTGTTGAATCTGCTACTGACAGTAATGTCTTTACAGATGCAGATCATACAAAATTAAACAGTATTGAAACAGCAGCTACAGCAGATCAAACTAATGCAGAAATAAAAACTGCCTATGAAGCAAATGCTAATACGAATGAATTTAGTGATGCTGAACAAACTAAGTTAGCTGGTATTGAAACAGCAGCCACCGCAGATCAAACCAATGCCGAAATACGCACAGCTGTAGAAGCAGCTACCGATAGTAATGTATTTACTGATGCTGATCATACAAAATTAAATAGTATATCTACTAATGCAGATGTTACTTCATCAAAGAATATTGGAGATCTAGCTAACGTTGATACTGCTGGTGTAGCCGATGGAAAAATACTTAAATATTCAACAGGATCAGGTGCATTTATTATTGCTGATGATGGTGGTGGTTCAGGTGGAGGAGGTTCTAATGATTTCTTTATCTCTACTTTAAGTCCAGCATTTGATGGTTCAACAACTGCTTTTACAGTTACTAATGCACCTAGTACTGCACAACAAATATTAATTTCAATAGATGGAGTCATTCAAAAGCCTAACTCTGGAACAGGTCAACCATCCGAAGGGTTTACTCTTTCTGGATCTACTGTTACTTTCAGTTCTGCTCCAGCTAGCGGCAGCTCTTATCACGTTGTTGTTTTCGGATCAGCGTTAAATATTGGTGTACCAAGTAATAATTCTGTAAGTACAGCTAAGATAGCTGACGATGCAGTTACTTCAGCTAAAATAGTTGATGGTTCTATTGTTAATGGAGATATTTCTAGTAGTGCAGCAATAGCTGGTACAAAGATTTCTCCTGATTTTGGATCACAGAATATAGTTACAACTGGAACGGTTACTGATGATGGTGCGACTCATGACGGTGATGTTACTTTCACAGGTGCAGCAGCCAACGTTGTTTTTGACAAATCAGATAATGCACTTGAGTTTGCTGATAACGCAAAGGCTGTTTTTGGTACTGGTTCAGACCTTACCATTTCGCATGACGGAAGCAACTCGATTATTAATGATACTGGAACTGGCGAACTACAACTTCAAAGGGCTGGTAATACAATTCTTACTTTAGATGATAATGGAATTATAATTACAGACCCAAATGCTAAAGGAGTTGTGGCAATAATTGGTTATGAAGCTAGCAACGCCAATTTAGAACTTATAGCAGACGAAGGTGACAATGTTGGCGATAAGTGGAGACTGCAATCAACAGCTACTAATAATAAATTTAATCTTTTAAATAATATAACTGGTACTCAGGAAATAAAATGGGGAATAAATACTGATGGTGATGTACAGCAAACAGGTCATTTAGATTTAGTTGATGATAAAGAAATACGGATAGGTGATGCAGATGACTTTACGTTAAGACATAATTCATCAGACAACACCACAAAAGTGACAATGGGTAATTCGAGACCTGTTAAGTTTCAAAATGCTACCACAAATACCAACAACGTAATAATAGGTTCATACTCTGCAGGTACAGACGATAACAGGCAATTGTTAGCAACTCGTTTTGGTGATGTCCCAAAGTTTCATACTGATATAAATGGTAATTGTTTCCATTATGCAAATGTATATGCTGGAAGGGTAAGAACTGATGCAAATTCTCCTGTAAATATTTATAGAAATGCTCCTCATACTATAGGTGCTTCAAGTGGAAGAACCGATGATACTTCAAATCACAGAGCAGTAATGAAAATGACTGCTTGTGATTACACAAGTGGTAAAGATGATAGTAGTATTTTATATTTCGCTGAATCTGGTAGTGATACAGCTACGACTGTTTATGAAGGTGGTAACCATGATGGAAAGTTTAGCGTAAAGCAAAATGGAATGATTGAGGGAATGAATAGTATTTTTGCTGGAAGAGTAAAAGCAGATTCACGAACTGCTGCTTCTGTTAATTATAGTAATTCTGAAGTTTATTTTCAAGCAAATCATTCAGCTAATCGTTATAGTAGATTAAGAGCAAAAACCTCAGATAATACAGAAGAAGTTTTATTAATATCTACTGGTGGTGGTGTTGTTATAAAATTTGAGTCGCAGGGTAATGGTCGATTTGATGGTGGGGCTGATGTTGGTAATGCTGCTGACTATGCTGAATATTTTGAATGGTTAGATGGTAACACAAGTAGTGCTGACAGAAGAGGGATAACTGTTGTTATGGATGGTGAAAAGATAAGACCAGCTACAGATAGTGACGATACATCTAAAATTATCGGTATTGTATCTGCTAACCCTGCCGTTGTGGGTGACTCTGCATGGAGTAGTTGGCAAGCAGCACATAAAAAAGATGCTTACGGTAGTTGGGTGACAGAGAACAAAGAATATCTTATATGGAACAATTTTGATAAGATAAGTACAGTTGGTGATAATACAGAAGTAGACAATCCTCAACCAGATATTAATGATCCAAATGTTGTATCTGATTTTCAAATTTTAGTTTCTGATATAGATACTGAAAAAGCTGCTGGTAGATGTCCACAAGAAGCAATAGATCAAAATTTAAGAATAACTAGACCATCAAGAGTTTATAACGAAAGTTATGACCCAACAAAAACTTATGAACCAAGATCAGCAAGAAAAGAATGGGATGCTATTGGTTTGTTAGGTAAACTTGTTGTTCGCAGAGGTCAACCAATTGGAGCAAATTGGGTTTTAATGAAATCTAATGTTGGTGTTGATCCTAATGATAACAGCATTGTTCTAGACAAATATTTAGTAAGGTAATCATGGCATTAACTAAAATTAATACTGGTGGTATAAATGACGATGCCATCACAAATACAAAGCTGGCTGATACTTCTGTAACAGCTGGCTCTTATACAAATACAAATTTAACTGTTGATGCTCAGGGTAGAATAACTGCTGCATCAAACGGAACAGGTGGAAGTGGTAGTTCAGATGTAGTAGATGACACAACTCCTCAATTAGGAGGTAACTTAGATGTCAACGGTCAAGATATAGTCTCTACTTCAAATGGTGATATTGATTTAGATCCTAATGGATCAGGAAAAGTAGTCGCTAAAGGTAATGCAACTAGAGGTTCAGGACAAGTAAAGCTTAACTGTGAGAACAACTCACATGGAGTTATTCTTAAAGGACCACCTCATAGTGCTGCTGCAAGTTATACTTTCACACTTCCAAACGACATACAGAATGGTAAATATTTAAAAACAGATTCAAGTGGTAATACATCATGGGGAACACCACCTGATACAAACACAACTTATAGTGTTGGTGATGGTGGGTTAACACAGAATAATTTTACTAATACGCTAAAGACAAAACTAGATGGAATTGAAGCGTCAGCAACTGCAGATCAAACAGGTGCTGAGATAAAAAGTGCTTATGAAGGTGAATCTGATACTAATGCTTTTACCGATGCTGAGAAAACTAAATTATCAGGAATAGAGGCATCAGCAACGGCAGATCAGACCGCAGCAGAAATAAGAACATTAGTTGAAAGTGCTAGTGATAGCAACGTATTTACCGATGCAGACCATACTAAGTTAAATGCTATAGAAGCAAGTGCCACTGCTGATCAAACTGCTGCTGAAATTAGGACTCTTGTAGATTCAGCTTCAGATTCAAATGTATTTACTGATGCAGACCACACAAAACTTGATGGTATTGCTGCTTCTGCTAATAATTATTCACACCCTAATCACTCAGGAGAAGTAACATCTACAGGTGATGGTGCAACTGTAATTGCAGATAACGTAGTTGATGAAGCAAATTTAAAAGTAAGTAATTCACCTACTAACGGATACTTTCTACAAGCACAATCAGGTAATACTGGTGGACTAACATGGGCTGCTGCTTCTGGCGGTGGTGGTGCTGGTTTTTCTCCCGATGCACAAGGTAACTTATTAGCTGGAACTAATGCTGGTGAAGACCTTACATCAGGTGGAACTAATAATGTATTAATTGGAGAGGATGCTGGTAAAGAATTAACTCATCAAGATAATATGGTGTTGATTGGTAAGGAAGCTGGTGCAAATCTTAATCCTGCCTACGGATCTCAAGTTGCTATAGGATATAGAGCTTTAAAAGAAGCTACAGATAATGGCAGTACAGGTAATTCAGTGGGTAATGTTGTAGTTGGTAGAGAAGCAGCTTACTACATGTACAAAGTTCAAAAAGGAGTCTATATAGGGGATCAAGTAGCATCTGGATATGTAAGCAGTAGTTATACGATATCCGATCAAATAATGATCGGTCCTACTGCTGGGTATTACTGTAAAGGGGGTAAAAATATTGGAATTGGATATAATGCTTTAGAAAGAGGTAATCATACATCTAATGCAAAAAATATTGGAATTGGATATAATACTGCCGATAATATTACATCAGGAGTAAACGATATTGTTATAGGTGTTGAGTCTGGGAAAGCAATAACTTCTGGGCAACAAAACACAATTTTAGGAACAACTGCTGGTTCTACATTATCTACAGGAGATAATTGTATTATCATTGGAAATAATGCAGATTCGAGTTCAGCAAGTGTTGATAATGAAATTACTTTAGGTGATTCAAACATTGCCTCACTACGTTGTAATGTTCAAACTATTAGTTCTTTATCTGATGCAAGAGATAAGACAGAGGTAAATCAACTTGAATTAGGTTTAGATTTTATTGATAGTTTAAAACCAGTAAAATTTAAATGGCAGACTCGTGATGGCAACAGTAAAGATGGATCTTATGAAGCCGGTTTTATTGCTCAAGATTTTCAAGAAGTACAAAAAGATAATGATGCTGATTATCTAGGTTTAGTAATGGATGAAAATCCAGAGCGATTAGAAGCTTCCTATGGCAAGCTAGTACCAATACTTGTAAGAGCAATACAAGAACTAAAACAAGAAATTGAGGAGCTAAAAAAATAATGGATGAAAGAATTACAACAGATAAAATTGCAAACATGTATTCTGCTGCAACATTACATGTTACTCAAATTAATTCATTGTCAGGATTATCTTCAATAACAGATATACAAAAAAATAAAATACAAAGATTAGTAGAACATTTAGAAGCTATTAAAGAATTTAAAAAACTTGATAATACAACTTCTATTTGGACAACTGAGGACTTTACAGCGATTGATGCTGCAATTACTTTAGGCAAAACAAAGTATGAGTGATTTAGGTCCAGCACTTAAATTACCTGAAGTTCCAGTTTTAAAAAGAATGACATTAGACGTACCAACGGCTGATGTCCCTTATTACAAACCAATGGTGGTCCCTCCTAGTGATTTAAGACCACCAAATGGGGTAGAAGCAGAACCTTCAGATGAAGCTCCTACTGGTATAAGAGAAGTAAAGATACCAATTATTGATAAAAAAGTACCTTTACCTGAAAACGAAATATTAATTACTGCATCCACCACAGCAGTAGTTTCTGTGGCTGCCACTCTTACAGCTACAGCAGCTTTTAAATGGTTAGTAACAGCACTTAAACCATTAATAAAAACATTAGTTAAAAAGATAAGTGGAAACAAAACCAGAAGATAAAAAAAATATGCTTACCAAGCTCAAAGAAAATATAGATGACCATGAAGAACAAATGGCAGTACTTGGTGCTGCCGTTCGTTTAGGGGTTGTCATATGGAGTGGATTCATAATTACTCTTAATTATGTTGAGCTGCCTATGGTCAAGAAGTCAGGTACTTCAGCCGATATCACGTTCGTAGCTTCGATTTTTACGGGAGCACTAGCAACTTTCGGTTTGTCCACGGGTAATGGTAAGAAGAATGGAAACGGTAACGGAACTACAACTACAAAATCAAAACAATGAAGAAATGGATTCTTCTCTTAGCACTGTTGTCACCCTCAGTAGCGAGAGCAAACACAATTACTCCTCAATTTACACAAGGGAGTATGAACTCAACGACAACAACAACCCAAACCATCTCAGAAACCATAAATCAAGAAGTTTATGGAGCCGATGTAAAAACTTGGTCTGGAACAAATATCACTCCTTCTGGAGATATTGCAGATACCGCAACAACCTTCAGCTTAACCACAGATGGAGCAGACTTTCAGTTAGAGATAACAGAAAGAGCAGCCGGTCTAATCGAAACAATCGACACAATCCGCACTATAGATACAGATTCCACTACTACTTCTTACTCAGTCTTCTCACAATAAGTCCAGCGTATGCAGACAGCAAACCAGAGACTAATAATGTTAGCAACCCCGTAGCTGCTGCAACGGGAAATGTGACAAATCAGGCGGTGCAATTCCAAAATAATGGAGCACCGTCTCGTCAACATTATGGTCCAAACATTAGCTGCAACGGATCTACCATGACATTCTCTCCGTTTTATATGGGCAATCATACAAAGCCGTGGGAAATAAATGAAGATATGGGAATGAATCCTTCCAGCTACACAATGGCTGAAAACTGGGGGTTCCAAGTTAACTTTATGGTTCCTCTAGATAAGCGTGGCTTAGAACAATGCAGACAAATGGCTGCAAGACAAGAAGAAAAGATGAGACTCGACTACGAGCTTACCCGTGCATTGAAATGTGCACAATTACAAAAAACAGGTTTTACGTTATTAGATAAATCACGAGTATATCACTTGTGTTCAGACGTAGTACCAATCAAATCAACCACAAAATAAAATGTTAGCACTAGCAAAACCATTCGTACTTTCTGCTTTAAGAAGTCCAAAATTTAAGACATTCGTTATAGACCTACTACAGAAGTTAGTTGAGCAATCAGATAACGACCTAGATGACAAAGCACTAGCAATAGTTAAAAAGGGTTTAGGAGTCTAAAAACTAGGGGTACAAACATACCCAGACAAATTTACAAGCCCTTTACAGACGATTCTGAGAGGGCTTTTTTTACATAAATCAATGAAAAAGGCAACTGAAGAGCAATTTAACGAACTCCACCAGTTAGTCACAAAAGAATTTTTAGAAAGAGTAAAAAGCGGAGAAGCTACAACTCAAGACTTAAAAGCAGCCTGTGATTGGCTCAAATCAAATGATATTTCAGGTGTTGCATATGATGGCAACCCCTTACAAAAGCTGGCAAATGTATTACCAGAAATAGATCCAGAGTTAGTTAAAAGGAGACTTTATGCAAAGCAAAGGAGCTAAATACGCTAATGGTAATTATAAAAGCCAGCAAAAAGCGTATAACAAAACAAAAAAGGGATTAAAGATACGTACAAATGCAAACAAACTTAATCGAAAACTTGGTACTTATGGAAATGGCGATGGGAAAGACGCTGCTCACTATAAGGGCAGTAGTACCAAAGGCAGACTCCAAAGTCCATCGATTAATAGAAAAAGCAGACTCAAAATACGTAAATGACCCCTCTACTACCTAGTCCAAAACATTACTTACAAAACCTAATAACCATGACAAGTTCAGATTCTAAACGGCTCTGGAGAAGAGCTGTAAAAGAGCATTTCAAATGTACATGTGTTTATTGCGGAGAAACTTATGAATTTAAAGAACTTACACTCGATCACGTTAAACCTCGTAGCAGAGGTGGGCAAAATCTTACGACTAATGTTGTATGTGCCTGTAGAAAGTGCAATCAGGATAAAGGTAGTAGAAACTGGCTCTCTTGGATGAGAGATAGATTTGGACATCGACCAATTAGAGAGCAAACGATAAGCGACCACATCGCTGCATAACTTATACACCTATGTACATATACCGCCCCGTAAGGGGCTTTTTTAATGGCAAGTAAAGAAAAGAAAAAGGTATATGAGAAAATCCAAGAAGATTTTCAACAAGATACTATTGCTGGTTATAAATTAAAAAAAGATAATCCATTATTAGCTACAAACCTAAATAACCCAAAACACTTAGATTTTATATTTGACGAATATAAGAAAGAAGGTTTAATACCTAAAAAGTTTAAAACTGCTGAAGAATTAAGAGGTTATTTACAAAGAAGATTATATGCAGAAATGGATGGAATCATTAAGAGTGATCCAAGTATAAAAGGTGATAAAGGATTTAAAAAAGCCTATTTCAAAAAAAGAAAAAAAGAGATATTAGAAAAACTTGTTCAGGATGAAGCTATTTCAAAGCTAACCCCTGCACAAAAAACGCCTCAACGGCTTAAACAGATCTCCAAAATGAGATGGACAGGTCTACCAATTAAGGTTAGTGGTGACGGAGAACTGTCTTATCACCGTAGATATTTTCAAGACAAAGTATCTCAGAGAGTTATTGATTTTGCAGAAAAGATTGAACCCGGTTTAGGTAAAAAATGGGCTAAAGAAATGAGAGCCAGTTGGGATGAAATTGGCGATACAAATAAAGCTATAAAAGCTAATTCTGGTTTAAGTTTTGATATAGGTCATTTTATACCATCTATATTAGATGGACCCAATGTTGGTCTTAATGCAGCTTCCGAACTTAGTTCACCAAATAGATCAAAAGGAGGAACACCTTTTACTGATACTAAAGGTTTAGCCAGAGAATTAGCTATACCAGAAAATTGGATGCAATCATTTACAGATTGGCATTTAAGAAACCAAGGTTTAGATCCTAATCAATTACCTAGAAATTATCAATTAAAAGGATATCAAGTAGTTGATGCTGCTTCAGGATATAGTGATCCTAATGCTGAAATAGCTAAGAACCAAGCTAAGTATAAAGCTGATCAAGAATTACTAGATGTTGTAGAAAGTTATAAACAACAAGGATTAATACCGCCTAAAACTACAGTTGTTGGGGATGGTAGTAAGAATCCAAAAATTCAAAGTATTGACGATTTAGCTCCATACGGAAAAATACAGTCAGACTTTGAAATAGTTAACAATAAAGTAGTTAAAGCTGGTAAAAATATTGCTAATGGCTCTAATGGAATAAAGAACGGATACAAAAACGGTAAACAACAAATTCTAAAAGTTTTAAAGAACGTTAATCGTACAAGTAATCTAATTCCTACACCTGTTAGACGTACAGTATTTACAGCTGCTGCATTAGCTCCCGGAGTATTAGGTACAGCCGCTAGTGCTGCTGACGTTGTTGAACGAGGTAAGAAATATGAAGAAAGTAAAAATTGGCTAGACGGTATCCAACTTGGTCTAGCAAACGCTTCACTGTTCACTGGTTGGTCTGGTGTTGGAGAAATGATTGCCACTCCAGCTGATTTGATGAACCTTGGATTAGACCTTGGCAGATTTCCTAGATCTCCTATCGATACGGACTCTAGACAACGCTACAGACATGGTAAACGCTAACTTATACACATTCGTATATGAATGATACTTTAACCGCCTTACAGGGCGATTTCAAGCTGTTTCTGCAAGCTTTGTGGGACCAGCTTGACCTACCTCAACCAACGAGGGCACAATATGCAATTGCAGATTACTTGCAGAGTGGTCCCAAGCGACTACAAATACAGGCGTTTAGGGGAGTTGGCAAGAGCTGGATTACTGGTGCTTTTGTTTTATGGACTCTATTTAATAACGCCGAAAAGAAAATAATGATAATTTCTGCCTCTAAAGAGAGAGCAGACAACATGAGCATCTTTTTACAGAAGCTAATTATCGAAACACCTTGGCTAAAGCATTTAAGACCTAAGTCTGATGATGCTAGATGGTCACGTATATCATTTGATGTTTTATGTTCACCTCACCAAGCACCTTCAGTCAAATCAGTTGGTATAACTGGTCAAATGACTGGAAGTCGTGCAGATTTAATGATCCTAGACGATATAGAGGTTCCCGGGAACAGTATGACGGAGTTAATGCGTGAAAAACTTCTTCAACTTTGTACCGAAGCCGAATCAATCCTTACGCCGAAAGACGATAGCCGTATTATGTATCTCGGGACTCCTCAGACTACTTTTACTGTTTATCGTAAGTTGGCAGAGCGGAATTATCGACCATTTGTTTGGCCGGCAAGATTTCCAAAAAACATCACTCCATATGAAGGGCTAATAGCTCCACAATTACAAGAAGACATAGACCATGGCGCAGAACCGGGGGAATCTACAGACCCTGACCGCTTCGATGATGAAGACCTACAACAAAGAGAATCATCTATGGGACGAAGCAACTTTATGCTTCAGTTCATGCTTGACACAAGCTTGTCTGACGCTGAGAAGTTTCCTCTTAAAATGGCTGACTTGGTTGTTACCAGTATTAATCCTACTGAAGCACCCGATAATGTCATATGGTGCTCCGATCCAAGAAATGTCATCAAAGATCTGCCAACAGTGGGACTTCCCGGGGATTATTTCTACTCACCTATGCAACTACAAGGTGAATGGACCCCGTATCAAGAAACAATCTGCTCAGTTGACCCCTCTGGAAGAGGATCTGATGAGACAGCAGCCTGTTATATCTCCCAGAAGAACGGCTTTCTCTATCTTCATGAAGTGCGAGCCTATCGAGATGGGTACTCAGACAATACCTTGCTTGACATACTAAAAGGTTGCAAGAAATACAACGTTTCTACCTTAGTCGTAGAGACAAACTTTGGAGACGGAATAGTAAGTGAACTTTTTAAAAAACACCTTCAACAAACAAAGCAGAACATTTTTGTTGATGAGGTTAGAGCGAATGTTAGGAAAGAAGACAGAATCATTGATAGCCTTGAGCCTGTTCTTAACCAACACCGCCTTGTTGTTAATAGGGGTGTTATTGATTGGGACTATAACTCAAACAAAGAACATCCTCCAGAACAAAGACTTCTCTACATGCTCTTCTACCAAATGAGTAGGATGTGTCGAATGAAGTATGCCGTTAAGCATGATGACAGATTAGATTGTCTAGCTCAAGGCGTTAAATACTTTACCGATTCACTGTCTATCTCTGCACAGGAACAGATCAACCTACGTAAACGTGAAGAGTGGGACGACATACTAGAACAATTCTTAGATGATCCACAAGGTAGTGCTAATCATTTAGTACTCGGACTGGACGTTAACCAAAGACAACAAGCTAGAACTAAGACAACAAATAAAGAAGCCCCTAACTGGGTTTAGGGGGGTCCCCTTATCTATACAGGGGAAGGGTGGACCCTTGTAAGGGGACAGGTACTAAAACTACCGTCCCCTTTTAATAAATATCCGTTAATGATATTCCTTTAAAACACTACTCTCCACTTCCCAAAAGGGTTCGGATTAGAGAGTTCTATTAATAACACTATATATGCCTAAACTAAAGATAATAACCTTTCAAGAGTTATATAAGAGTCTGAAGACTCCTTTCCCACCTCTCAACTTCTTAATACTTGGTGTGTTGATTGGTTTAGAGAATAGATATATTGAATTAAAAGCTAAACAGACTGTAGATACAGCTATAGAGAAGTACATGGTAGAACATCCTGATACTGTCTATGAAGCTGTGGTAGAAGAGTGTGAAGACGGTAATGGATATACCATTGGCTACTTCCCGGAGAAAGAGGATGAATAATGTTGGCTTAGAGATTGCATTTTGGACAATACTGAGTATTTATGTATTAAGGAGATTGGGTCTCTTTAAAAAATGACATAAATTTCTCAGGTCTATTCGCTAAGAGCGTGCGCGGGAAATACCCCCTAGGGGGGTGCAAGTACTGTCGCAGGATATATAATCCCTCGTCAGCCCTGTCATAGCAGCGGATTTGCAGAGATAACACGTGTTGAGCCCTTCAAACGGGGGCGCGGGCGATCAATTAACGCACGCAGCCGCACGCGGGCGCGGTTTATCTGGCTCTCTCTCTCTCGCGATCTGTTGCTGTATCGTTAGACTCAAACTGAGACTGATTGGCATGACTACTGTTTGGTACGAACTGTGCCACTAATTGAACTGGTTGGGATGAATAACCGATACACTGTGGTATAATGAGATAGAGATAGTTTGTTTTACGTTTACTTTATTGATCTCTCCCTTTAGGGTGAGAGAGATAAATAAACTAAACGACAAACTACTCTCAACAGAATTTTCGACTAAAACAAACCAGAGCAGCCACAGAGACGTAAAGTCTCTTGAGTCCAGTGAATACCAGCAGGACAAGAAGTTGACCGACCTTAATAAGTGGAACGTAGAGTTCCAAGTCCGCAGAGAAAGCGGTGACGGCGACCTGTAACAAGGGATTTGGGTAAAGGCACAGAGCAGAGCATAGCTCACCGCCGTTCATACAAGTGCTAATCGATACACCTTAGTATCATAAGATACTAGACTGTCTCTAGTGCATGGTGTGTGGTGTATACCAACAACACATCATGAACGGTGCAAATCCGTTGCAGTCACTTGGATATTTATATCCAAATCTTTAATTTAATTCGGAGAATTATTATGTTTGGTTACACCATTGTCAACCGTAGGTTTAGTGACGCCGTTGAGTTTGCTGCCGTTAACGTAGTTAACGCTACTTGTATTATCAGATTTAAAAAATCTGGTGAAGAGTACCTTTACAAGAACGTATCAAGACGCAGACTGTTAAGTCTGTTATCTGATAACAACAAAAGCTTAGGCTTTTGGATTCAGTTCCTTAGTAAAAAAGCTATTCCTGAGAATAGATTTAGACCACAGACTGGTGCTATGACTTACCAAAGAATTGGTAACAGCTACCACGCTAATGAGTTACCAGCCCTACTTGCTACACAGAGTGTAGCTTGAGCTGATGGAGATAACAACATCAACCAACTTCATCAAAGATGCAGTTATAGACCACGTTCTCAAGGATCTTGGTCTTGAGTTAAGAGACTTAACTTTGTTCGATCACAACTGTTGGGATATGTTTGAGTCCCTTTGCAGAGCAAAGCATGAAATGATTCGGGGTGCATCATGACCAGAGTGCATATCACTGCCAAGTCAGGTAATGGCAAGGTAGGCAAGATCCCAGTCACAACCAGTGCTGCGGGCTCATGCCCTACCACATGCCCAATGTGGGACGGCTGTTACGCTAAGACCGGCCCGCAAAGCTGGCACTGGCGCAAAGTCACCGAAGGTAAGCGCGGCGGCACATGGGATGATTTAGCGTCCTTTGTATCTCAATTAAATGCCGGCCAACTCTGGCGTCATAACGTATCAGGGGATTTATTTTATGACACTGCGCCAGATGGTCAAGAACTTATTAACCTTGCATTGCTTAAGCAATTGGTAGACGCCAACAAAGCGAGTAATGCCAAGGGTTATACTTACTCACATCATAAGTTAAACACACATAACAAGGAAGCTTTAAAGTATGCAACTAAGAATGGGTTTACTATTAACTCAAGCACTGAAACATATAGTCAAGCTGATGATGTTATTAATCAAGGACTTAATGCGGTAACTATTATCCCATCTACTGATGATTCAATTATTCCTTATTGTTCATTAGAAGATCACAAAGTATATTACCGTCAAGTTAAACAATTAAAGACGCCAGAGGGTAGACGTATCAAGATATGTCCGGCTCAAACATGTGTCCCCACTAAGTGTGAGAACTGTGGTATTTGTGCATGGCAAGAGCGCGACTTCCCTGTAGGTTTCATTGCTCATGGTAACAAAGTTAAGACAGTAAATGATATTTTAAATAAGTAATCTATACACCTTAGTATATAAATAGTGGTATATATCATGCCACTATTTTATATTTTTCCACACTCATTACACACTCACATGGTCGCACACTCATGTTGTGCCTATACGCAGTGGTATGTATGTATGTATTTGAGCATGGACGCATGGACGTGCAAGGACTAACAAACTCATGGACGCATGGTTAATGCTGACTCCGAACAGCAAGGACGGTTCGATTCCGTCTACGTCCACTTGCCCACGCAAAGAGCGGGGCTTTACTGACAAATGGCTAAAGATCACAAAGGCGAAGTAATTGTATGGGTTGTTCTATGGAATAGCGGATACGATTGCGAATGGAATATTGGTGGTGTCTACCACGATATTAAGGGGGCTTGCGCTCACGTAACTATGATTGCTACTCCAGATTGTGGAGAGGAATACAGGATTGAAGCAAGACACATTACATCTACTAAAGATGCAGTAGATAGACTTAAATCTACTGAAAAAAGCAGAGCTAATTATAAAAAAGAGAGAGAAACATTAGAAAAGCTTAAGGAGGAAGCATGAAACCAAGAACACTAACAGCCACCTTCCCAGATGGCACCATCCTTAAGCGTAGAACCGCAAGGGATTACACGCATGTTGTATCAAGTGAAGGACGTATCAACCCACATAACTGTAGTTGGTGCGGTAGACCTGACCTGGTTCAAGCAAGACTTAAGGACTTTGATAACCCAGTTGTAGGAGTAGTTAACAATGACCCAAGTTGAATTTGTAGCTGAATGCTACTCAGTTGCATGGGCATCTAATCCTAACCTCGATGACTCCTCATCTTTTGAAGATATTCTCAAGGAATTGCAGAGTATCAAGGACAAAGCCCTACGCATGGACATAATAGTTAGCTCATTTAGACCTGAGCCAGAGCTATTTCCACTTAAAGATAGGAGACAAGGACAACTATAAGCACCCAGACTACCGCCTGACAGTCAGTAAACCCCCAGAAATGGACAGGTAATTCAACACACTCATCGGGCTTGCCATGAACACTTATCAAGTTATTTATCGTCTAAAAGATGGCGACCTATATAGAAGTCATCACTTTATTAAGGCTGACTGCGATGAAGACGCTGCGTATGACGCATTGGATTTTGTCAAATCACACAAGTACAACCTCTTAGACGTAAAAAGGATTGAATTCATATGAAAAGAAAATACTTTCCCAATAACTGGCGAGCCATCAAGGACACCCCATCCAAAAACTTTATGTCCATGCCATATGACCTGTTTGAAGACTGGAAAATTTATGGTTATGAACTACCTGATTCTGTATTTTCAATAATCAGAACCACGGACGAGAAAGGAAAAGTAGAAGAGTACTTCTATAACACGCCTTATCACACAAAGAAACGTATAAGTAGATCAATTAAAGAAAACAAAGAAATCTACCTATGCACCATGGAAGGAATGTATCACCTTAAACCTGAAGATTTACCTATCGATTTTAACAACAATGAACAGTAGAACATTTAACAAGCGTTACGAACAATTAAGTAGCGAAGTATACCAAAGCCCTCATATGTCAGAGTTGCTTAACATAATGCAACAACAATTAAACGATGACACGCCAGTCATAGACAAGCAAATTATAAAACGTATAAAGTAGACACAGACCGAAACATTTACTTGTTATATACTACTGACTAAGTATTATTTACTACTTCTTATTTAAATTACTTTTAGATGAAACTTTTCTCCAAAGGCGACTTCTATTTAGGCATGGATAAAGAAAAGTTTTGCGACTTTGATATACATGTCGGTAGATTCGTGTTACAGTATACGTGTCCGGCAGGACAAATCCAACAACCACCTTTGAACGATGGAGAGAGGGACAGACCCATGGAAGGATCAACTGACTGACACTCAGATGCATAAACTCTTCAAATGTATGAAGAAGTTTATGATATTTGATCCTGAAATGCCATTGCAGTTACAACTAACTTTCTTATACATCGCATCTCATGATGGATGTCATAAGCAAGCGATGGAAGCTGCATTGGGTTACTCGAATGCTGCTGGTAGCAGGAATACTGATTACCTAGCAGAGATTCATCGTTACAAAGAAAAAGCGGGGCTTAACCTGATTAGCAAGGAGAGAGATCCTTCTAATCTGAGAAGGTATCAACTCGTCCTTACTAAACAAGGCAAGGCACTGATTGATGACCTTAAAGAAACCCTTTATGACTAAACCTAAAATCACATGGAAAGAATGCAGGGACTTTGCCATCCGTACTAACCCTAAATGGGCAGAAGGACGAGGTGGTAGAGAAAATGCAATAAGAAACTCTAACAAGTTTTGCGAATTGTTTGGTCATTCTCCAAAATTTGATCCACATAAGATCACCGCAAGGATGATACTTGAAGATCAATTGGAAATGAAAAACACTTATGGCAAAAAAAATGGCACACTCAACAGATACAAGTCAGCTATCTCAGGTGTTCTTAGGTACTGCATGTTCATGGATCTCTTAGATAAGAACTGGAAAGTTCCCACATTTATGACGTTCGATGAGAATGAAGATGCCCAAGAACGCTATGCTTACAAAACTGAAGAAGTGCATGCCATGATTGATTTTGCAAGAAATCGTTTATGTAATGATGGTCTTGCAGATGTCATATTCTTCGCTGCTTTAACTGGTATTAGATTGGGAAAGATTTTGCAATTAACTAATGATCGCATTAATCTTCAACACCAATCTATGATCATTTACAAACCTAAAAATAAAAGGACACCAATACGATCTCTTGGTATTCACGATGCATTAGTTCCAATGTTAACGGAACGTATGAGTCGTCAAGAACCATGGGGTTATACATTCCGTGAAGATTGGTCTGGTAACAACATGAAAGCTAGACAAAAAACTCTTTCACGTCAATGGCATAAGTGTCTAACTTATATTGGTAAACCAACAGGAGAAGATAGCCCTTGGAAATTCCATGGACTTAGACATACATGTGGAACTTTGTTAGCAGAAAGTGGTAAACATGTGATCGAGATCAAGCAGCATTTAGGTTCATCTTCAACTCGTAGTTGTGAGAGATACCTACATACTCGTGATGATCAGGCAGTAGCCCGCGCCAACTCAATTGACTTTGCAAATCCAAATGTGGCGTTATCCGCCGCGTCCGCAAGGTCTTGATAACAGTATTTTTATTAACGTTTTTGATATATGTTAAGCGTGTCTGTTACAATAATTTCGCCGAGATCCACTGGGAGTGTGGCGGAATTGGTAGACGCGCCGGACTTAAAATCAAGCGTTAAGTAAAATACATACCTGTATACGATCTCGGCTAATATAGCTGAGATCTTTTTTATTGCAGTCGTTTATAAACCTATACACCTTAGTATACGCAGGATAATTAAATCCCGCGCAACGTAATTACTACCTTTACACACTCATAATGCTTCCTGCCGATCTAGAAAGACAGGAGAGATTTGAACGAAAACAAATAAGTGGTGGCTTAGAAAAGATCAGATCCAATACCAAGAAATTACTTGAACAGGATTACGCTTCGGCTACAGTTTTCGGTTCAGCTTCAATAGATACTCTCCTACCATTAATAGTTGAACAAATAAATGAAAAGAAAAAGAAAAGAAGAAAGGTAGCAGTAGGAGGAGCTGGTCATTTAATGGAATTGCTCCCTTACCTTGGTGCTTTAGATACTGAAGCCCAAGCAGCTATCACCGCAAAGGTAACATTTGATAAAGTGTTTTCCTTTAGAAAAGAAAATGGAAAATTAGTTAAGATTGCTCAAGCTGTAGGTCAAGCGTTAGAAGCTGAAGCCCAGATGAGATTTTACGAAACAACAGCCCCGGGATTATTTAAAGTATTAAAAGAAAACTATTGGCATCAAGCCAAAGGTACTGAATATAAACGTAAGTCTATGCAAGTACTGTTTGGTAAAGCTGATGTAGAAACATGGATACCTTGGAATTTACAGTTACGTATTAAAACAGGGACATGGTTCCTTGATTGCTTTTGTGAATCATCGGGTTGGTTTGCTAAAAATATAATTCAAAGAGGTAACCGAAAAGAATCATATTTAAAAACAACTCCTGCATTTGAAATACATAAAAAAGAGATTATACGTCTTACAGAATTATTCTCTCCTATTAGCTGGCCGATGTTAATTGAACCAAGAGATTGGAGTCAATTACATGATGGTGGTTACTACTTAAATGATGTCGCCAAGTGCCATGAAATGGTGCGAAGGGGGGTACCCTTATCTATACAGGGAGAAAAAACTTATGAGTTCCTGAACCTTATACAAAAGGTTAAATATCATTTAAATGATTTCATAGTAGAAGTAGCTGAGGAGTTGGAGGAGAGGGAGATAACAGTAGGAAAATTTAGACCAGTACTACATCACGCCGAACCCCCTAAACCTTTTGATATTGATACAAACGAGTTAGCTCGTAAAGAGTGGAAGAAGAGAGCTGCGATTGCTAAGAATAAAAACGCTAATGAATGGCGGACTAGCTGTCGGACTCGTATGACAATGAATTGTGTACGAGAGTTTAAAGGTAAGGACTACTATATCCCTTGGTCTTTTGATTACAGGGGTAGAGCATATCCTATACCTAGCTTCCTTACACCTCAAGATACTGACTTTGGTAAGAGTCTCTTAACCTTCGCTGAAGGAGATAAGATTACTGAGGATGGTAAGAAGTGGTTAGCTTTTCAAGTAGCTACAACGTTTGGTCTTGATAAAGCAACGTTAGACGAGAGACTAGCGTGGCCGCTTGATAACACACAACTCATCAAGCGTGTAGCCACAGATCCAATAAATAACATTGGAGATTGGGAAACAGTTGACGAACCTTGGCAATTTCTTGCAGCTTGCGAGGAATACTACGCAGTAGTTATTCAAGGATCTCGTACTATCACACGATTACCTGTAGCCACTGACGCAACCTGCTCAGGATTACAGGTGCTCGCTGCTTTGGCTCGAGACAAGTCAACAGCTCAGATGGTAAACGTTATACCAAGTAAGAAACCTCAAGATGCTTATAAATTAATTGCTGACCAATGTATAGATCAAATACCTGACAGGTTACGTCCCTACTGGGATAGGAAAAAAACCAAGAAGACAGTTATGACAATACCTTATAACTCTAAACCTTTTAGTAACAGGCAATATATACGCGATGCTTTTGATGATATAGATATCGAGATTGAAAACGAAGAGCTAACTCAAATCGTTAAAGCGGTAAGGGATGCCATGGAAGAGGTCGTCCCGGGACCGATGAAAGTAATGAGATGGATAGAAAAAGAAGTTGCAAATGCAATTAGAAACGGTGCCGAACAATTCGTATGGGTAACACCATCAGGCTTTCGAGTCACTCAGCGATTAATGAAGATGAACACCAAGGTAATCGAACTACAACTGCTTGGTCGTACTCAAATCAAGATAGCTGATGGCGAGTTAGGAGTTGATATAAGACATCACCGAAATGCTACTGCACCTAATCTTATCCATTCATTAGATGCAAGCTTGCTACATCTATCTGCAACACAGTTTCATGCACCAATTAGTTTGATACATGATTCCGTTTTATGTAGAGCAACAGATATGACACATTTATCCCACCTAGTGAGAGATACATACATGCACCTGTTCGCAGGGCGTGACTTCCTAAAAGAATTTGCCCAAGCAATTGGAGCAGAATCTGAACCGCCGATTATTGGAGATATGGATTTTATATCCCAAGTAATTGATTCACCATATTTTTTCTGTTAATGAAGAACATACACGTAACAAAAGATCCTGTAACCCTTGAAGGTTATCAGGCGATATTAAAACCAAGTAAGTTTGGTTACTCACTAAAGGCAGTAGTTGGAAGTGAAGTAGTTGAAGCACTTGAGACTGAAAGAACTGACTGTCTTAAATGGGCAGAATCAAAATTAAAGAATCCTAAGCGTTCTACTCTACGACCTGAGCCTTGGGAAGAAGTAGCTGATGGTAAATTTATAATTAAGTTTTCATGGGCTGAAGATAAAAGACCTCCTGTAGTTGATACAGAAGGAACACCAATAACAAATATAGATACACCTGTGTATGAAGGGTCCAAAGTTAAGCTTGGCTTTCATCAAAAACCTTACATACTGCGTGATGGCGTTACCTATGGTACTAGCCTTAAGTTATCAGGTGTACAACTCGTCAGCATTCAAGCCGGTGCTGGTGTGGATACAGGAGATTTGGACGAAGGTGGTGTAGCTGAACTGTTTGGTAAGACAGCAGGATTTAAAGCTGATGACCCTAACGTCACTCCTTCAATGGAAGTTGTTGTTGACGATGACTTCTAATGTTCAAATCAGGATTAGAGGAAAAAGTCTCTGATCTTTTATGTGAGTTAGGTGTTGATTATGAATATGAAAGCGTAAGTTTTGCATATACTATCCAACACTTATACACACCTGATTTTATTCTGCCCAACGGAGTTGTGCTAGAAACAAAGGGATATTGGCGACCAGAAGATAGAAGGAAAGTTCGACAAGTTATTGAAGAAAATCCAGATATAGATCTACGCATGGTCTTTCAAGACCCTTATAAAAAAATTAGCAAAAAATCGAAGACAACCTACGCACAATGGTGCAAGAGGTACAACATAAGATGGTGTGCTTTTCACGCCATTCCAATTGATTGGCTTACATGACAGAAAGCGAATTTATACGACACGAACCATGCAGTAAATGTGGATCATCCGATGCCAATGGCATATACACGGATGGTCACACCTACTGTTTCAGTTGCCAACACTATACAGAAGGCAATGACATCCAACACACTCATCACATGCAAAGCAATGTCACTTTTAAAGGATCAGCCCAAAGGCTGCAAAAACGAAATATCAGTGAAAAAACCTGCGAAAAATACAAAATCTACAGAGACGAGACACACTTACGCTTCCCTTATTTCGACAGTTCTGGACAGCTTAAAGGATTCAAACTAAAAACTAAATCCAAGGACTTTAAATATGAAGGCAAAACTACAGACACTCTTTTTGGTCAGCATCTTTTCCCTAATAGCGGTAAAAGGATTGTTATCACGGAAGGAGAACTAGATGCTGTTAGCTGCTATGAAGCGATGGAAAACTGGCCGATGGTTTCGTTACCACATGGCGCAGCGTCAGCTAAAAAAGACCTACAAAAACAAATACCTTTATTTCAAGGATATGAGGAAATCGTTTTATTCTTCGACAATGACACCGCAGGAAGAAAAGCTACTGAAGAAGCAGCGACAGTCTTACCTTCGGGAAAAGTCAAGATTGCTCGCTTGGAGCAATACAAAGATGCGTCAGATGCGTTACAAGCGAATGATTCTGAAGCTATTAGACGGGCTATCTGGGATGCTAAACCGTATCAACCCGATGGGATAGTTGATGGTAAATCTTTATTAGAACAAGTCACTACACCAAGTCCCCCATGTGATCACAAATACAAATGGGAAGGACTGCAAGAGAAAACACATGGCATTCGCTATGGCGAACTTACAACAATAACCGCAGGAACAGGTCAAGGTAAGAGCACATTTTGTCGTCAACTGGCTACTCAACTATTAGAAGAGGGAGTCAAAGTTGGCTACATCGCATTAGAGGAATCTAACAGGCGAACAGCATTAGGACTTATGTCTGTAGCTGTGGGTAAAGCCCTACATCTTGGCGAACAAGAATACTCCACATTAAAAGAAGCATATGATTCCACTATCAATGATTGGAACCTTTATTTATACGACCATTTTGGTAGCTTATCTGCGGATACTATCTACAGTCGAATCGAATATATGGCTCTCGGGCTGGACATAAAGGTTATATTTCTCGACCACCTCAGTATATTGCTGAGTGGATTAGATGGAGATGAAAGAAGAATGATAGACCAGACAATGACTAACCTAAGAAGTTTAGTTGAAAGGACTGGTATCACACTATTTCTAGTATCTCACTTAAGACGAACCCAGACTGATAAAGATCACACTGAGGGTGCTCGTGTTTCATTGGGACAACTTAGAGGTAGTCAAGCAATAAGTCAGTTATCAGATACCGTACTTGCTTTAGAAAGAGATCAACAAGCTGAAGATGATGTCTCTATTTTAAGAGTCCTCAAAAACAGATACTCAGGCGAGACAGGCGTAGCTGCATCACTTAAATACGATAAAACCACCTGTAAATTTAATGAAACTACGGACGCAATTTTCAATACCAACACAGACTTCTGAATTGAAGTCACCTAAACCACCTACAAAACAAGCCAAAAAGAAAGCAAAGTTTAAGGACAAAACATATGTCGGAAAACCAAATGCTCGTCTTTGATTGCGAAACTAACGGACTATACCATGACGTATCTGAGATACATTGCATTGCCATCTACGACTCCACGAAAGAAGAAACCTTCGTATTTAATAATCAAGGTGGTGACTGCTACCCGATCACGGAAGGTTTGCATTGGTTATCCAATGCTGATGTCATCATTGGTCATAATATTATTGGCTATGATTTACCTGTTCTTCGGAAAACTTATCCTTGGTTTAAGTATGACGGGGATGTTCTTGATACTCTTGTTTTATCTAGGCTGTATCATCCAAACATGATTGAGGTAGATAAGAAAAGACAGTGGCAAAGAATGCCATTACAGCTATATGGACGACACAGTTTAGAAAGTTATGGATATCGCTTAGGCGAATACAAAGGTGAATTTGGAAAAACCAGTGACTGGAAAGAATGGTCACAAGAAATGCAAGATTATTGTGTACAAGACGTACACGTTACAACTAAATTATGCGAGCACTTCCGCCCCTTGATGACTCGTGTCAATTAGAACATCGAGTCGCACAAATATTAACCGAACAAGAAATACATGGATGGACATTTAATGAACAAAAAGCTCTCGAACTTGAGTCATCTCTCCGAAGAGAGATGGAAGAACTTACTGAAATACTTCGGAACGAATGGACTCTCATTGGAGGAGCGTTGTTCACTCCTAAACGAGATAACTCTACACAAGGATATAGAGCTGGAGCAGAGTTCCAAAGACTAAAAGAATTTAACCCTACATCACGAGATCACATAGCATGGATTCTTACGAATCGTTTGAATGTCAAACTGACCAAGACCACTACGACTGGGAAACCAATTATAGACGAGACTACATTGACGGAGATAAATATTCCCTTCTCGCTTCAATGTGCGAAATGTTTGACGATAAAGAAATCGCTTGGAATGATATCCGAAGGCGTGAACGCTTGGCTCAAGCTTGTTACTGCCAATAAAAGGATTCATCATCATTGCTCAGTAAATACTAATACTTTTAGAGCAAGCCATCGTAATCCGAATCTCGCACAAGTCCCTGCTGGACTGGAGTTTCGAGCGTTATTCATACCCTCTCCCGAGATGGTGATGGTTGGAGCTGATTTAGCCGGAATTGAGTTAAGAATATTAGCTCATTATTTAGCTAGGTATGACGGTGGTAGATATGCGGACATACTTCTCAACGGAGATATTCATCAGGTTAATGCTGACAAGGTTTCTGAAATAGTAGGAACAACTGTATCTAGAAGACTTGTGAAGACGATTTCGTATGCCTTTCTTTATGGGGCTGGAAATCTCAAGTTAGGTCTGTCCTACGACAGCACCTTATCAGAGACACAAGCAGCCAAGAAAGGAAAAGAAATAAGAGCAGCTTACGTTGCTGCAATTGATGGATTAGCTGAGTTATTAGAAGCAGTTAAAGAAAAAGGTAAAACAGGTTGGCTTAAAGCTATTGATGGACGAAGAGTCTTAGTAGATAGCCCGCACAAAGCCTTGAACTACCTCCTTCAATGCTCGGCAGGAGTTATTGCAAAACGATGGATGGTTATTGCCAACGAATTAATAACAAAAAATTATCCACACACTCATCAACTAGCGTTCGTTCATGACGAATTGCAGTACGAGTG